ACAACTTAAGTAACATTGGTTCAACTTTTGAAATCTTTTCTTCAATTACGAAGACTGGAAGTTTAATTGTAAAAGTTGCTAACGCAAACGATGTTATGGTTGGAAGTGCAATCTTGATTGATGACACATCTGACAATACTGTTGGGTTTGAAACAGTAGCAACATCTGATACTATTACTTTAAATGGTACTACAACAGGTGGTGTAACTTTTTCAAAAATAGTTTGTACGGCAATTAGCTCTACTCAATGGAAAGTTGAAGTTACTTCAGCGTGTACTGGAACACCAGCTACACCATTTAGTGCTACAGTAAGTTAATAATTAATTAAGTGTGGGTTTCGGCCCACACTTAAACTTAAGGAGATATTAAAATATGAAATCAGATGTTAAAGCAACACAAAAAACTTCAGACGGTTTAGTATTCGCAGGAAGAACTAGACTGAGAGGAATTATTCTTGGTGCTCCAAACGTAACACAAGCAGGAGTTGCTGTTTGTTTAAATGGAACAACAGGATCAACATACTTTCAAGCTGAAGCTCCAGCAGGAGATGTATTTGCATTTAATTTACCAGAAGATGGTATCTTATTTGAAAATGGAATTTTTGTAACAGACTTAGTTGGAAAAGTAACTGTCGTATACGATAAGTAGGAGGCTAAATGGCTAATACTACTTCTGGAACAACAACTTTTGATAAAACTTTTTCTATTGATGAAATCATAGAAGAAGCTTACGAAAGAATTGGAATGCAACCTAATGCAGGTTTTAATTTAAAATCTGCTAGACGTTCTTTAAACATAATGTTTCAAGAATGGGCAAATAGAGGTTTGCATTATTGGGAAGTTGCAAATAACTCAATCACATTAGTTAATGGTCAATCAGTTTATACAATGTATAGATCAACTAGTGATGGTACTTCTGACGCTACAGCTGTTTATGGTGTAGATGATGTTTTAGAAGCTTCTTACAGAAATTCTTCTTCAGTAGATTTTCCTTTAACTAAAATTAATAGATCTGAATATCAATCATTATCTAATAAAACAGATACTGGAGTTCCAGTACAATACTTTGTTCAAAGATTCATAGATAAAGTTACTATAACTTTATATTTAACTCCTGGCTCAACTGAAGCAGGAAATTTTATTAATTACTATTATGTAAAAAGAATTCAAGATGTTGGAGTTTATACAAATGCAACGGATGTACCTTATAGATTCGTACCTTGTATGGTTTCTGGATTATCTTATTATTTGTCTCAAAAATTTGCACCACAAAGAACACAAGAATTAAAATTATTGTATGAAGATGAAATTCAAAGAGCGCTACAAGAAGACGGCTCTTCTAGCAGCTCGTATATAAGTCCGAAGGTGTATTATCCAAGTGTCTAATACTGCTTCAGGAAAATTTTCAAAATTTATTTCAGACCGTTCAGGTATGGAATTTCCATACAAAGAAATGGTTACTGAATGGAATGGTGCTAAAGTTCATATTTCTGAATTTGAACCTAAACATCCACAATTAGAACCAAAACCACATACAGCAGATCCACAAGGTTTAAAAATGGCAAGACCGGATAGAACAGAACCACAAACTGACCCATTATTACAACCAGAACCTTTTATTATAACTTCTGGTAGTTCTACTATTAATGTTTATGAACCATCACACGGAAGAACAACAGGAAATGTTGTTGCATTTAGAAATGTTGATGGAAGTCCAGGAGGATTATCTTATACATTATTTGAAAATTCAAATGGTTTTAGTATAACAGTAATAGGTACAGATAATTATACTTTCAATTTAGGAAGTACACCTACTGTATCAGGAAGATTTGGAGGAATGACTGTTACAGCAGGACCTGTGACATTAACACCATAATATGACATACGCAGAACTAGTTACAAAAATAAGAGATTACACAGAGGTTGATGCAACTGTATTTACTTCAACTATCATCAATGGATTTATTTCTGATGCAGAATTTAGGATTTTAAGAGATGTAGATTCTGATAATAATAGGTCTTATGCACAAGCTGATATTGTTGCAGGTCAAAGATATGTAAATACACCATTAATTAATGATGAAACATTGATCATTAGATCGGTTCAAATTACTAATTCTACAGGTGGTGCAAATAATTCTAGTCGCTCGTTTCTAGAATATAGAGACACGAATTTCATTTCTGAGTACAATCCAACAGGTGTACAAGGATTACCAAAATACTATAGTTATTGGGACGAAGACACTATTGTCATAGCTCCAACCCCAGATCAAAATTATAATATGCAGATAAATTATATCTTGAAACCAAATGGATTATCGGTTAGTAATACACAAACATACTTAAGTAAGGAATTTCCCAACGGACTTTTGTATGCTTGTTTAGTAGAGGCTTACGGGTTTTTAAAAGGACCAGCTGATATGATCCAATTCTACGAAGGAAAATATAAGCAAGCTCTTGAGGGATTCACCGTAGAGCAAATGGGAAGACGAAGAAGAGATGAATACCAAAGTGGTTCACCTCGACTTCCAAAAACACAATAAGGAGTAAAATATGGCTATAACACAAGCGGTTGCAAATAGTTTTAAAAAAGAATTACTAGAAGGAACTCACAAGTTTCAATTTTCTGGTGGTGACACTTTTAAACTTGCTTTGTACTCTTCTACTGCAACGTTAAACTCTGCTACTACAGCTTATACAACAACTAATGAAGTTCCGGCTTCTGGTCAGTATACTGCAGGTGGTGGAATATTAGTAAAACCAAATCCAAGTACGTCAGTTGCATCAGGTGTTGCAATGGTTACTTTTGCGAATTTGTCTTTTACTGGTGTGACGATTACAGCTAGAGGTGCTTTAATTTATAATGTTTCATCTGCAAATAAAGCAGTTGCGGTATTAGATTTTACAAGCGACAAGACAGCAACTTCAGGAACGTTCACAATTCAGTTCCCAGCATTTACAACTTCAGCAGCGATTCTAAGAATTGGTAACGCGTAGGAGGTAACTTCCTATGGCCAATGCTTGGGGCGAACTTAGTTGGAACGCAGGTAACTGGGGTAATCAAAATGATGTAACAATAACTGTTACAGGCATTGGAAATTCTATTGCCTTAAATTCCGTAGAGTCTTATCCTAATCAAGGATGGGGTTCAGATTTTTGGGGAGTTGAAAATTGGGGTGAAAGCGGAAACGTAGTCACTTTAACAGGTATTGGTTTAACCATTGACTCAGGACAAAGAGAAGCTTGGGGTCAATTAGGATGGAATGCAACAACTACAGAATGGGGCGGTCCATATGTTCCAGACATTGCAATCGGTCAACAGATTAATGCATCAGGTCAACAATTAAACATTACATTAGATGATGTTACAGAAATAATAACTGTAGATGCTTTCCCACAAGGTAATCAATTAACAACAAATTTAGGAACAGTAGATCCTGCACCAGATGCAGAAGTAACCGGTCAACAATTAAATATTGGTGTTGGTACAGTATCAGCTTACAACGAACAAGGTTGGGGTAGAGATGCTTGGGGTACTGAAGTTTGGGGTGCTCAAGGTATTTGGGCATCTGTTGATGTAACAGGTCAACAATTAAATACTTCTCTTGCAAATGTAACTACTAGATCAGATGTAGATGTTCAATTAACTACAACTTATGATCCAGGTTGGGGTAATATAATAGGTTGGGGTCAACAAACTTGGGGTCAAGCTACAGCAGAATCTGCACTAGAAATGCCTGCTCCTACAGATGTTGAAGTAGATCCAGATACAGCTTTAGTAGGTCAACAATTAAATATTTCTTTAGAAGATGTAACAATTACTGCTGACGCTAATTTATCATTAAGTGGTTTTGCCTTAGAAATAGCTCAAGGTACTGCAATATTAGATGCCTTGACACCTGTAAATGTTACTGGACAAAGATTAAATATTAGTTTAAATAGTGTCGTACCAGGTGCTTCAGCTGAAGTTGATCCAACAGGAAATTCGTTGACAATAACTTCTGGAAGCATTAATGTACAGTCTTGGCAGATTGTAGACACCGGATCAAATGTCAATTGGAATATTATTGACACGGCCGCTTAAATTTTATAAATTAAAAACAACAAGGATTTAAAATTATGGCATCAAGTTATTCAACAGACCTAAAACTAGAGTTAATGGTTACCGGTGAAAAAGCTGGTTTATGGGGTGATATTACAAATACAAATTTAGTTATTCTTCAACAATCAATTGCTGGATTTCAACAAGTTGCATTAAACGCAACTACAGGTGCAGCGTTAGCATTTACTAATGCAGCAACTTCAAATGGTAAAAATGCAGTTATAGAATTAACTGGAACAATTACTGGAAACGTCGATGTGACTATTCCATCAACAGTAACAAATAAAGTTTACATTATTAAAAATAGTACATCAGGTGCTTTCACTGTAACTGTAAAAGTTTCTGGTCAAACTGGTGTAACTTTCTCTGCTACAGATAAAGGTGCAAAAGTTTTATACATTAATGGAACAGACGTTGCAGATTCAAATGTTGGAAAATTATCAAATGATTATGCTCCACAATTATCAGCAGTATTAGATACAAATGGTAATGACATTGTAATTGATACAGGTGGTGCAATTGAAGATGATTCAAATAATGAATACATCAAGTTTTCAAAAACAGCTTCAGCTGTAAATGAAATTACAGTTGCTAACGCAGCAACAACTGGAGCTCCAAATGTTTCTGTTACAGGTAGTGATACAAACATTGATTTAAATTTAACACCAAAAGGAATTGGAAGAGTAACATTAAATGGTAATGGTAAAATTAATGGTCTTGCAGAAAAAGTAACTGTGT